AAGGGCGGACTGCGTGGTCGTATCAGCGCGGACAGTAAAGCTGGGAATGATGCACAATATTCATACGCAGGAACGATCACGAAGAAAATTGAGCAATTTAGCGAATTTGAGAAGCAAATTCAAAACCAACTTGAAGAAGCTGATAAAGGGTTTGATCATAAGGCTGGATTGCTTAGACAGGAAATTTCTGACGGTATTGAACTGGCCAAGGCCAAGGCTGAGGAAGTCAAGCGAAGTCTGACAGAGACAATCGACCAGCGCTTTAGCAGTTTCAACAACGGTCCATTACAAGAGGCCAAACGTAGGGCTGATGAAGCTTTGAAAAAAGTCGGAGCGAATACTCTGCTTGCTCAAGAGGCTAAACAAATCAGTGAGCAATTGAGACGACAGCTTGATAATAAGGCTGACCTCGTCGAATTTCAGCGGGTAAAAGAAACCAATCAGCTTTACGAAAGAATAATTGGTCGTAGTGAGTTCGATATTGCGGATAAGGTCGCTCGTATGGCTTTGACGAATCAGTTGTTCCAAATTGAAGTCGCAAAGGCTTCAGCTGGTGGACGAAATCTATTTCTTAATTCATTGTTTAAGCGTGACCTTCATCAACGTTATTCAACATATCATGTAGATGACAGTGTTGAGCAAACACAAGGACAGCTTGCTTTGAGTATAGACGAGAATACGAAATTCAGAGGAGCTAATACGTTGAAAATTGTATCGACGTTCAACGGAAAGCCGAACAATCAGAAAGTTACTTTTAGAACTGGCGGAGATATGCGCTTGAATACAGCAGATGAAATGCGCAATAAATCTGTGCGTTTCAGTTTTTGGGCAAAGTCTACTGTCAATAACACGAATTTTCAAGCTAGAGCAGGATATCGGAACGCCGTTGAAGGTGTCTCGTTGACCACCGATTGGAAATTTTATGATATTCAGCTAACGAAAAGCGAGAATTCAAATGCAAGTAATGAAGTAATCATGCATGTATTTACTGCTGCAACTGTCTGGATTGCTTTTCCAAAAGTTGAAATTGGAACGGTCTCAACAGATTTCTCAGAAGCTCCAGAAGACACAGATGAAGCGATTCGTACGGTTCAGAGTCAACTGGCAGGATCGTGGTCTGTTCAGAATCTGACAAGTGCTGGCTCTATTATCTCGCAAATCAATGCAACGAACAATCAAATCTTGATTGAAGCGGAGAAGATTCGTCTCAAAGGTAAGACCTTGCTTGATGAACTAACAGCGATTGATGGCTATTTCAAGCGCTTGTTTGTCGGCGAGGGTGCATTCGCTAAGCTGAACGCTGAAATTATCGGAGCGAACACTATCACAGCTGACAAGCTGATTATGGACTCAGCAATGGCTCGGATGTTCGTTTCAAGCGATATCTTCACGGACACGCTTGCTGCTAAAGAGGCCTTCATCAACAAGCTAAGGTCAGTAGTAGTATCTGCAACCTTGCTTGAAGGCTACAAAGGTAAGATTGGTGGATTCCAAATCGGTACGCATGATAAGGACCCGCACACTTATTGGTTGACAGGACAAAACCAGTTCGCAGTTGGGATGAGCAATGGTTCTGGAGATTGGAGTCAGACGGCTCTTTGGGTGAATTGGGGAAATGATTGGGGAAGGCCAAGCAATACAGCATGGTTCGTTAAGCATACAGGTCAAATGTTTTGCTACAATCGAGCGCATTTTTGGAATGATCCTACAGTATATGGAGATTTAATTGTTACAGGAAATATAAAATACTATCCGGAAGGTAAAATTCTTGGTGGTGCACATGCGTATTGGCTTTATTCCAGATCCTATAAAAAAGTGGATTCATCGAACGGCTACATGTATTTTTATGCAAAAGGAGACAACTATTATGACTGGATCCCGATGAACAAAGAAATCTCAGACCGTCGTTACAAGCACAATATCGAAGATAGTAGAGTCTCAGGTCTCGATGTAGTCGAAAGTCTGAAGACGTACAGCTATCGAAAGGAATACGATGGAAAAATAGAAGACATCGCTTGCGGTATTATGGCGCAAGATGTCCAGAAATATGCTCCTGAGGCGTTCTTTGAAAATCCCGATGGCGCATACTCGTATCGTACTTTTGAACTCGTGCCTTATCTCATCAAGGCCATTCAAGAACTAAATCACAAAATAGAAAAATTGGAGAAAACAGCATGAACGAACAAGATAAACAAATCAGCACTTTAACAATTAAATCACTCAGCGAGCGAGTCAGTAATGAAGCCACTCAATCAGCTACGCTAGAAGCGCTCTATACAGTTACTGCTATGGAGCTCGAACAGATGAAACGAATCATTGAATCTGATGAAGAACTTAAGGTGAAGTTTGAAGAAGTGAAAGGAAAAATGACAAATGGCAATCAATAATTATGAGCTTGTAGGCAAACCTTACACACGAGGCTTGGGCGATAACACGGTTACAGTCGTTGAAATTCGTCTTTCAGATGGAACTCGTTACAGTACGAACATGCGCGAGCTTGCAGGAGACCGCACAAATGAGCAAGAGGATGTCTTGATTCAAGCTGTGCTGGATATTATCAAGGCTGAACTAGATCCAGGTAGTGCCATCGTGAAGGCCCAAGCTGAGATTAAACAAGCAGTTCAGACTCTTGCAAAAACAAATACAGACTTGACTGCTAACATAGAGAACCTTGATAACGTCTCAGCAATTACTGAAGTTCTCATTGCTCTAGCGATTGGCCAGAATGGTGGCATGCCAACGAATACTTATAGCAAGGTTGCTCAGTTCATCAAGCCACTTGTTAAGGACCGTCGCTACTCGAACGGTGATATCGTATCAATGCCTTACCCTTACGACACCAATCCAAAGTGGCCAAAAGAAACACCAACAATCTTGAAATTCCAGATGCAGGAATCTGAGGGGTACACTTACAAGGAGCAGGCTCTTGCCGAAATGTTGCAAAAAGGCATTTTGACGATTGTCATGCCACGTATTGAGTAGAGGGAGGTTATATGCAAATCGAATTTTTCAATTTTTTAAGAAGCGTAGTCCAGACCGAAGACGGACTGGTTTTGTACGCTCTAGCTTTGATTGTTTCAATGGAAATCATTGATTTCTTGACTGGAACGATTGCTGCTATCGCAAACCCTGACATCGAGTATAAGAGCAAAATCGGCATCAATGGACTCCTTCGCAAGATTTTAGGAGTTCTTTTGCTGATGATTCTTATTCCGATGTCCGTGCTCTTGCCTGAAAAGACAGGCTTCGCATTCTTGTACTCTATTTATCTCGGATACATCGCATTTACTTTTCAATCACTCATTGAAAATTACCGCAAATTAAAAGGAAATGTCACTCTTTTTCAGCCAATCTTGAAAGCATTTCAACGCTTGCTTGAAAAAGACGAAGACAAAAACAAAGGAGAATAACTCATGTCACAATTTAACGAAATCATTATTGCATTTGCTACAGGCTTTATAGCAGTAGCCACAGGCAGTATCATCAAAGCAGTAAAAGATTACCTTTTGCGAAAAGGCGGAGAAAAGACTATCAAGATTGTAGAAATCTTGGCTAAGAACGCAGTCAATGCCGTGGAACAAATCGCAGCCGAAACTGGCTACAAAGGCGAAGAGAAGCTGGAGCAAGCAAGAACTAAAATCCGTGCCGAGCTTAACAAATATAACATCAGCATGACAGATAAAGACCTCGATACGTTTGTCGAGTCTGCAGTTAAGCAGATGAATGAAGCCTGGAAAGGGGAGTAAGTATGGATATCGATACAAGTAGACTACGAACTGACTTGCCACAAGTTGGAGAACAACCTTATCGACAAGTCCATGCCCACTCAACAGGCAATCGTAATTCAACTGCTCAAAATGAAGCTGACTACCATTATCGCAAAGCTCCTGAACTTGGATTTTTTTCTCACGTTGTGGGAAATGGTCGTGTGATGCAGGTCGGACCTGTAAATAATGGTTCATGGGACGTAGGTGGCGGTTGGAACGCCGAAACATATGCAGCAGTTGAATTGATTGAAAGTCATGAAACTCAAGAAGAGTTCATGCGTGATTACAAACTCTATATTGAGCTTTTGCGAAATCTTGCAGATGAAGCAGGCTTGCCGAAAACTCTTGATTCTGACAGTCTGGCAGGCATTAAGACACATCAGTATTGTACTAATAATCAGCCTAGCAATTACTCTGACCATGTTGACCCTTATCCTTATTTAGCTAAGTGGGGCATCAGTCGTGAGCAGTTCAAGAAAGACATTGAAGGTGGTCTGTCTGAAGCTGGATGGCGCCAAAATGCTTCTGGCTGGTGGTGGGAGGAGTCAGACGGCTCTTATCCTAAAAGTTCATGGAAGCAAATCAACAACGAATGGTTCCGATTTGACGAACGTGGCTACTGCCTAATCAACCGTTGGTTCAATGATGGCAAAGATTGGTTCTATCTTGATAAACGTGGGGCAACAGTAACTGGTTGGGTGCACATCAATAACCGCTGGTATTACCTCAAGTCAGATGGGCGCATGGCTAAGGGATGGGTGAAATACCGTGAATCTTGGTACTACCTAGACACCAAGGACGGCGACATGAAATCCAAACAGTTCATTAAGTCAGCTGACGGTTCTGGTTGGTACTACCTAAAAGAAGATGGCAGCATGGCAGACAAGCCAGAGTTCACAGTTGAGCCAGACGGCTTGATCA